GACAAAGAAAGAGACGCTGCAAAGCTTGCTATAAAAAAGCTATTATTAGACGCGGAGCGTGAAGCTTTTGCAAAAGAAGTTGAAGATCGCAAAGATGCGCGTGATCTTTATAAAGACGATGCTATTATACAAAAAGTATTAGCAACGTTATTTACAGTAGCTTATTTTGGCATTACATTTGTAATGTTTAATTACTTTGTTACTAAAAGCTTAGAGCTAGGCGAATTTGAGATTAGCTTTATATCAACAATATTCGGCGCGATGAGTGCTAAAGTAAATACAATAATAGACTTCTTCTTCGGTGGAAGCTCAAAGAAAAACGAACAAACAAATAAATAAAATTATGGGAATTAACTCACAAGAAGTAGCTTACGCCTTTGGCCAAATGGGTAGTGGGCATTTAAAACTTGTAGCTACAGATTTTTTTGCTCCTAAAGGTAAAGTAATTGTAGCTATAACAATGTTAGAAGACGTGTTGTTTGATAAGCTTTTAGCTGATACTACTTTTGCGTCAGGTTCTGCCACAGTAGACAACGGTCCTGAAGACACTGCTTACTTTGGATCAGGAACTCAGGTTGCTGCCAACGGTGGTGACGGCGAGGCTGGTAGTTATAATCAAGCACTAAGTTCAGCTGTCGCTGCTACTGTAAGCTTTCCAAAAGGCTTAACTATATATGGCAGATGGACCAACATATCTTTACAGGGCTCAGATTACACTCACGGAATTATAGTATACTACGGTCAATAATGATAGGAGCTGGTTTAAACACTCATTATTATAAAACATTTTCTCCTACTGATATTGGAGGATGCGTACTACATCTGTCAAACCATGTTGGCGTAGACGCCATTGATAACGACGTTGTTGAAAGATGGCTTGACATTAGCCCTAGTGGAAACCATGCTTACGGCATAACGAATGGTGGCGGCGATACTTTTACTATAACAAGTGCCAATGGTACAGCACCTGCTTGGGATAATACTGAAGTTACATCTGGGGCAACGTTTTTAGCTAGCACTGATATACTAGAGCTTTCTAGCGAAATAGTATTAAATGAATTTACAATATTTACAGTTCACGATATTACTGTTGATACTAGCAAAGATAGTAATTTAACTTTATGCGGTAGATACCCATCTGACTTTATAACACTTAGAAAAGGAGATGATAGTGACAGAGTTCAAATGAAGTTTGAGGGTGAAACATCAACGGATATGGACGATTTAACCTCAGCTTTAGATACTGCTAAAACTAGGTTCGCTGTTAGAAGACGAAGCGGAACATCCGCCAACGTTCAAGTTTTTCAAAGAGGTGATGATATAACAGACACAAATCATGATGATTCTACTACGGCAACAAAAGAATTTAGAATAAAGTACGTTGGAGGAAGACTAGCTGGTTCGGCTCCCGCAAATGTTACGCATCCTTTTAATGGTAAATTTTACGAAATAATTATTTTTAACAAAGCTTTGTCAGACGCTGAGCTTTCAAAGGTTGATGCTTACCTCAAAGAAAAGCATAACATGTAATTAACTATAACTAATTAAATTAAATTAAATGGCAAAAAGAAAGACTCCAAAAGGAGATAAAATTGTTGACCTTAAACCTAAGGCAGAAAAAGTTACAAAAGAACAATTAGAAAATTTACAAAAGCTAGTAACTGGCTATAATAGAATAGAAACTCAAATAGGAAACTTAGAAGTTACTAAGCACAGAATGTTTAATAACATATCTCAAGTTCAAGGGGCTATTAGCGATTTACAAGCTCAGTTTCAAGAAGAGTATGGAAGCGTAGACGTAAGTCTTGCTGACGGTACTATTAAATACAGCGAAGATGAGCAAGCTAATTCGTAAAATCACAATAGGTAAAGATTACAAAATTGATGCCATGCACTACTCTGTTGGACAGGAAGTTTATGGTGGCCACACTATTTGTGACATTATAGAGGAAGAAGACAAATACTCTATATACATTAGAAAAAACAAAGACGTATTGCCTTGGAAAGACTTTAACAAAAACATGGCTATATCTGTAGAATATAACTTAGAGTATTAATGAAAAGCGTATATTGCTTTGTTGTAAAGCCTAAAGGCGAAAGATATAACAACTCTGTACAGGTTGGCGATAAAAGTCTTATTGTAAATACAGAAAACTTTAACCACCAATATGTTAACAGAGAAGCTGAAGTTGTATCTTGCCCTATAGTAGGTGATGATTTAGGTATTAAACCTGGCGATACTGTTTTAGTGCATCACAACGTGTTCAGACGTTGGCTAGACATTAAAGGCAAAGAAAAAAATAGTAGATCTTACTTTGACGAAAATACATACATAATATACGCAGATCAAATATTCTTGCGCAAGCAACGAGGCAAATGGGCGTGTCCTAAGGGATTTTGCTTTGTTCAGCCAATAAAAGCTATAAGCGAGTACAGTACAGATCAAGAGAAACCGCTTGTAGGTATAGTAAAGTATACTGATGGCACTGTCAGTAAAGGCGACCTAGTAGGCTTTAGACCTAATAGCGAATACGAGTTTGTTTTCGAAGGAAAAAGGCTATACAGAGTTTTATCGAATTTTATTACAATTAAATATGAATATCAAGGAGACGAAGAAGAGTATAATCCAAGCTGGTCATAAAGCAGTTGAAGAACTTATCAAAGTGGCTAAGGAAGCTATTGTTGACAGTGGTGATGATATTACTGCCGATAGACTTAAGAATGCTGCTGCTACAAAAAAACTTGCAATATTCGATGCCTTTGAGATACTTAATCGTATACAAGAAGAACAGGCTTTACTCGAAGGTAAGGTTGTTGAAGAGAAGAAAGAGAAAGTTTTTAAGGGCTTTGCCGAAGGTAGATCTAAATAATGTACGAGCAAAATTTATACAAAATAGTAGAACCTATAAAAAGAACTACAATAAGTAGGCTTAATAAAGGTAAAAAGTGGAAGCACGGTTACAATAAAGAGCATGATATTGTTGTATTGTCTCACAACGGGCAGATAGGTGAAATATACGAAATACAAGGTTTAAAAATAGCTTTACCAAGACCTCCTAAAAATGTACATTCAAACAAAAATAATAAATGGGAGCAACTAGAAAAGCCTAGTGTGCTTAAGAAAATAAAAACTATATTTGACTGGAAGGCATATCCAGAAGAGCAAAAAGAACAGTGGCACGAATATATAGACGAAGAGTTCAATAGACGAGAAGAAGGCTTTTGGTTTAACAACAACGGAATGCCAACCTACATCACTGGTACACACTATATGTATTTGCAATGGAGCAAAATTGACGTTGGTGCTCCCGACTTTCGTGAAGCAAATAGACTGTTTTTTATATTTTGGGAAGCTTGCAAAGTTGACTCAAGATGCTACGGCATGTGTTACCTAAAAAATAGACGTTCTGGGTTTTCATTTATGAGTTCAGCGGAAACAGTTAACCAAGCTACAATATCAAGTGATAGTAGATACGGAATACTATCAAAGAGTGGAGCTGACGCAAAGAAGATGTTTACCGACAAGGTTGTACCTATATCTATAAACTATCCTTTCTTTTTCAAACCTATTCAAGATGGTATGGACAGACCAAAGTCTGAACTAGCATATCGTGTGCCTGCGAGTAAGTTTACTCGTAAAAAAATAGAGGTTAACGAAAAGCTAGAAGAGATAAAAGGTCTTGACACCACGATTGACTGGAAGAACACAGGTGACAACAGTTATGATGGTGAAAAGCTAGCGCTACTAGTACATGATGAGAGTGGTAAGTGGGAACGACCAGACAACATACTCAATAACTGGCGAGTTACAAAAACTTGCCTTAGACTAGGTAGTAGAATTATTGGAAAATGTATGATGGGATCAACATCAAATGCTTTAGACAAAGGTGGTGATAACTTCAAAAAGTTATATAACGACAGTGATGTCACTAAAAGAAATAAAAATGGTCAAACAAAGTCTGGTTTATACTCTCTGTTTATTCCAATGGAATGGAACTTTGAAGGCTTTATTGATGAGTTTGGACAGCCAGTGTTTAGAACTCCAGATGAAGGATGTTATGGACCAGACGGTGAATTAATAGACATAGGTGTTATTGATCATTGGCAAAATGAAGTTGATGGTTTGAAAGATGACCAAGACGGTTTAAATGAATTTTACCGTCAGTTTCCTAGAACGACAGAGCATGCGTTTAGAGACGAAACAAAAAATAGCTTATTTAATCTTGTAAAGATATATGAGCAGATAGATTATAACGAAGGTATTGGAAGCTCAGCTGTAGTAACATCTGGTAATTTTCAATGGATAGGTGGGGTTAAAGATAGTAAGGTTGTTTTTAACCCAGATCCAAAAGGTAGATTCAAAGTAAGCTGGGTACCACCTGCTCACCTTCAAAATAGATTGATAGTAAAAAACGGAATAAAATATCCAGGAAATGAACACATGGGTTGCTTTGGCTGCGATAGCTATGATATTAGTGGTACAGTGGATGGTAGAGGATCCAACGGATCTCTTCATGGATTAACTAAGTTTAGCATGGAAGACGCTCCTGCTAATACGTTTTTTTTAGAGTATATATCAAGGCCACCAACGGCTGAGATATTTTTTGAGGATGTGCTAATGGCTTGTGTGTTTTATGGTATGCCAATACTAGCAGAGAACAATAAACCTAGGTTATTGTATTATATGCGTAGAAGAGGTTATAGAGGTTTTAGCATGAACAGACCTGACAAAGTTTGGAATAAACTATCTGTAGCAGAAAAAGAGATCGGTGGTATACCAAACTCTAGTGAAGATATAAAGCAAGCTCACGCAGCGGCTATTGAGATGTATATAAATTCTCATGTTGGTCACTTAGGAGACGGGCAGTATGGAACAACATACTTTAACGAAACCTTAAACGACTGGGCTAAGTTTGACATAAACAAACGAACTAAGCACGATGCATCTATAAGCTCTGGTTTAGCTATAATGGGTTGCAACAGACATTTGTATAAACCTGTTAGCGTTAGAACTAGACAGAAAGTAAATATAAGTATTGCTAAGTATAACAACGACGGTAATTATAGTGAAATAATAAAAAGAAAATAAATGTATAGAACAGGTACAAACTCTTTTCCAAGCCAAACAGTTAGTGACGAAGAAAAGGCTAGTTATGAATACGGCTTAAAAGTTGCTAAAGCTATAGAGTCCGAATGGTTTGACACTGACACTGGATATTACGGTAGGCATCACTCAACATATAATAACTTTCATAATTTAAGATTATACGCTAGAGGAGAGCAGTCCGTTCAAAAGTATAAAGACGAATTATCTATAAATGGTGACTTAAGCTACTTAAACCTAGACTGGAAACCTGTACCTATTATACCTAAGTTTGTTGACTTAGTCGTAAATGGAATGGCAAACAGAGTTTATGATGTAAAAGCTTACTCTCAAGATCCTTATGGCGTAGAGAAAAGAACTGAGTATATGGAAAGTATACTTAGAGACATGAAAACAAAAGAGTTTAATGCTATGGCTAAGAATATGTTTAACATGGACTTAGCTAAAACTCCGCAAGAAAAACTACCTGAAACAGAAGAAGAGTTACAACTGCACATGCAACTATCTTACAAACAAGCCGTAGAGATAGCTGAAGAACAAGCTATAAACACTTTGCTAGAAGGAAACAGGTATGAGCTTACTAAAAAAAGATTTTATTACGATTTAGCGGTACTAGGTATAGCCGCTACAAAGACTTCTTTTAATACAGCTGAAGGTGTTAAGGTAGAATACGTTGATCCAGCTAATCTAGTTTATTCTCATACAGATTCACCTTATTTCGAAGACGTATATTATGTTGGTGAAATAAAAGAAATACCTATTAACGAATTAGCTAAACAGTTTCCTAACTTATCGCAAGAGTCTCTAGAAACTATACAAAAACAAGGCGGTTCAATAAGAAACAGATCTGCCG